GGTGGCGTCCTGTGCAGTGTATTTCCCGTTAGCAAGGTCATATGCTGCTTTTACCGCTTTTGGTGTTGCGGCGAGTGTTTCAGACGTGCTGTTGGTCGCACTGCTTAACTGAGTAAAACCTTTGGCGGTCAGCGAGGCGTCCGGGTGACGTCGTGACTGTTCATGTTCTGCAATTTTGTCATCAACGTAATCCTGCGTTGCCATCACCGTTGTGGTGTCAATGGTCAGCGCCACTGAGGCCACACTGCTGACGATGATGACCATGCGGCAGGTCTGCGAACGCCCTGAGCCTTCGGCAAGAGCTGGCTTATAACTTTCAGCCATGTTCGCCACGGCAATTAACGTTCCAGCATCATCGTACAGGCCAAGCTCACGCATCCAGAAACCGCCCACCTCCGGCGGAATAACCAGCTCTGCGATAATATAATTACTGTTTCGTTTGTCCTGGCTGATTTTGTTCAGCGCATGTCGCCAGACTTCGTGGATAAGCCCGGTCTGTCCGGCATCCGGGACAGGCAATTTACCACCGCCATCCCCGACGGCCATCGTGGTAATGTTGACCTTCCGCCCTCCCGGCGCGGTTGCCGCTGCCAGCTTTGCTGCACCAGCAGTGGTGATAACGGTTCTGAATTTTGTGCTCATTATTCCTCACTTATCCGGGGTAAACCGTAATTACATCGCCGTCATAAGCCACACCACCGGCGAACAGGTAGCCGGGAATGTCCCGGGTAATGTTCAGACCAATAAGGTGACGGCTTGCAGGTTTGGCATCAGCAATCAGCCGTTCCATTTCCTGATACATTGCCTCTGTGATACCGCTTTCCAGTACACCAATATCAAGGCGGAAGGTGCCGGGCGGGTCACTGTTTTCCCACCACTCCGTCACGTTGATGAGATAGCCGAGCGGCTCCACCACACGCCGGATTGCGCCGATAGTGCCTTTATGACAGTGGATGAAATAGGCATCGCGGATAACGGCGCGTTTTGTCGCTTCCGGCCACTTTTCATCCCACCTGTCGACCGAAAACGCCCACGCCAGCCACGGCAGCAGATTTGCCGGGCAGGTGTCCGGGTTCCACAGCTCACGAATCCTGACCGGCGTTTTTTCAATTTCCGCACAGGCTTTTGCGGCGGCAACTTCAAGCGGTGATGAGCCGGTCGGCAGCAGGCGCGAATCACTCATCCGAGCCTCCGGTCACGACGCGGTATTCGGTACAGAAAGACGCCTGCGTACTGTTGAGCACGATGTCAGCCAGTGGTGCAGCCAGTTCGACACGCTGCACGCCTTCCACATGCAAAGCGGCATAAATGGCAGACAGACGGATGTCGCGCCCCAGCCGGTGCTGTGCCGTGATGTACGCTTCCAGTTTTTTCACGGCGGCGGCGCGGATGGGTTCGCTTTCGGGGCCAGGGTAAAGGTAAAGCGTGGCGTTTATCTGATATTCAACAATGGCGGCAGACTGCACGGTCACGCGGTCGGCCACCGGCCTGACGTCCTCGCCATTAAGGGCGTTACGTACCACAGCCAGCAGGTCTTCGGATGCGACACCGTTATTTTCACGTGACAGCACAGAGATGGTGACGCAGGCCGGAGACGGACTGGTGACAGAGATATCTGCGACGCGCCCGTCGGCACTGCGACCATGATACTGATAGGCACCCACCGACCCGGCAACGCTTAAACCTTCAAACGCCTGCTGAATACGCAGACGATAATCCGTGTCAGATTCCATCACTGCCGGTGTCGGCGGGAGGGTCGAATCATCTGCCGGGGTGATAATCAGGCGCGTGGTGTTGTAATTGGCACCAATCACATCAAGGTCATTACCGGCGGCACAGGCCAGCATTACCCCCCGTGCGGCCTCATTCACACGCTGACGCCAGATAAGCTCACGATAAGCATTTTCCTCCAGCAGTTTGACGAGAGGCTCAGATTCCAGCGTCAGGGTACGGGCGACCGCCTCCTGCTGGTCTTCCGGGTAAAGGGAAATCAGTGTCGCCTTGCGTTCGGCGAGAATGGTTTCAAAGTCCAGCTCCTCGACCACATCCGGTGCGGGTAGCTGGTTCAGGTCGATAATCGGCATGGTTTCAACTCACAGGGATGGTTAACGAAAGTGGCTGGCCGGTGTCGTTGTGCTGGCCGGTTAACGTGACCGTCATTCGCCCGTCAAAACTGCGCGCCGTGGTGACGGATGACAGGGTGACGCGGGGTTCCCATTTCAGCACCGCCATGTAACAGGCGACCTTAATCTGCAACTCAAGCGCCGGGGTCTGCGGCTGGTCAATCATTGACGCCAGCAACGAGCCGTAATCACGACGCATCACCCGTGAGCCGACCGGTGTGCGCAGGATATCGCCGATACTCTGGCTGATATGCTCAAGGTCAGTGACAGTCAGGCCATCACTGCGATTCATTCCGAGATAACGCGCTGTCATAGAGGTCCCCCTGTTGTGCCGCCACTGTCGCCGGGGTGTTTATGGGTATGCAGTACCTTACCGTTCGATGAGAGTTCACCGCCGGTGTGTTCAATGTTGCCGCGCATCGTCCCGCCCTTCTGCACTTCCAGCGTGCCGGTAATCAGCCTGTTGGTGCAGACCACCTCCGGTGTGTCCAGGGTGACGCGGGTTGATGCTTTCACCGTGACCACCGGCACCGTGGCAGTAACAGAATCAGAAGCCGTCACGCTGGCCGTTTTAATTCCGCTTACCGTGAGTGCACTGGTTTCGGGTTCATATTCAATCACCGCCCCGTCAGGGAAACGGATATGCAGGGCATCCGCCGACACAGACGGCGAGGGGTTATCGCCGGAATAAATCCCCGGCAGAACGAACGCCGTGTCGAGTTCACCGCCCACGGCCAGAATCAGCACCTGTTCCCCCACGGAAGGTGCCCACCATGTGCGCGAACGCCCGGCACGATGGGTCAGCCACTGAAGCCAGTCGGTGCACATGCCGCCGGTCTGCACACGGCAGCGACCGGCGTTAAGGTTGGTTTCGACGACAAGACCGGTGCGAATCATGTTGCGCAGTGCGCGCGCGAGTTCCTGAATATTTGCGAGAGTGTTCATGCGTGTGAGATTGCACAATATATAAAAGTTATGCTATCTGGATTCATTTGTAGAACGACCATACAACATTCGAGGAGAGCGTAATGTTCAGTGATAATGTGACTAATGCGTGGTGGTTTATCTCTTTGTATCTATTTTTATTAATAGCATTAACATTTATTACCTTTGGTAAAAGTAATCTTATGAGGTTTATTGCACATCATTTCAATTTTGAGTATTCAGACAGAAAGTTAAAAATGCTCGACAAAAAATGGCGCGACATTCAACTATTTAAAATAATTAACGGAATCAATGTATCAGGCATCGAAGATGTGAGAATGATACAGCAGGGGCTGATTGATGGAAAACTAAAAACATCGTATTTTTTTCTTACTCGCTTCTGGGGTGACATAACAAAACCACCACACATAATTAAAACAATAATTGTAATTCTGTCCAGCATTATTTATATTCTCTTCGCATGTTATATACACAACAAACAATCCGCTATAGTAAGAGATGCCATAGGCATACCATATAAAAATATGATGTACTATGTTTATAGTGACAAAGTTCTTTTATCCTTCAACAATAAAACAGTTGAATTCAATAAAACTTATAGCCTTGCCGATTGCAAGAGGCTACGAAACGTATTTATAAAAGACACACTTCCTGAGATCGCCTGCAATAAGCTCTTACAGCTAAACGAGGAGGACTCGGAATGGTTAAGTCAGGAGATTAAAGATAATAACAGCCAAAAAAAAGCATTATTAATAATATCCCTCATCTATTTCATTTCAGGTCTGGTTATATTCCTGTCATATACAAAATTCCTTTACGCCAATAAGAAGGTTGTAGAATACAAAGCATCAAATAAAAATCACTCATAAACCTCTAAACATTGAGCGACCAGCATGGCCGCTCAATGTTTAATTGCGCATCAGCCTCTGCCTGGATAAAACTAACGCTCAAGGTGAGCCAGGATAATCTCTTCAATCATCTGCACATCCTCACCGGTAAAGCCGAGCAGAGGACGCGCCGGATAATCAATTTTCTTACCGTCTTTCCGGGTTTCTTCCGACAGACCGAACTGATGCACACTGGCGATTTTCGGCGACTTCCCGCCGTAAAATTCCATTGATGCCTGTTCCGGGCTGGCGCGGATATGCAAAAAACGACTGGTGATAAGTTTCGCAAACATTTTTCGTTTAACGCGACCGGTCTTTTTTCTGGCGCTCTGCTGCTGGCGTGGTGCGTAGGGTGTGCCGTCCGGGGCTTTCTGTGCCATCACCCGACGCTGCTGACTCTGACGCAGACGTTTCGCCAGTTCGGCACTCAGTCGCCGACGCCCTGACGGTGACAGCGACTCAATAAGTCCGGTCAGCCGGTCTTCAAAACGCTTAAACTCATTCATCCCACTTGCTCACCAGTTCGCCATTGATATACAGCTCCATCGGGCGGGTAACCGGCTCCGGCGGCGGAGGTTCAGGGATATTCTTCACATGCAGCGCGCCGTCCACCTCACTGACCAGCGTGCGCTCGGTCAGCATCAGGCTGATGCTTATATCAAAGCTGCTGTCATTGTTGATGTCTGCATAAAACGTGAAGCCCTTTTTCTGGCCTTCGTCGGTGGTCATGATGTCGGGCTGATTTTCCCGCAGCCACGCCAGCACCGGCACGATGAGCAGGTCAAAATCACCGGTAAAGTCGGTCACAATCACATTGAGCGTGTAACGCTTTTCGAATGACAACGACGCCGCCAGTGTGGAGGCAATACTCCCGTTATCCACGAATATCCGCAGCATATCGGGGTTAGTTTTCAACGCCGTGACGGCATCAGTCAGCGCCCTGCGCAGGCTGTCGGGTTTGAGCATCGTTTTCGTCCTGACAGTGTTTAATCATTTTTACCTGGCTGGCACAGCGTGCCAGCGCGTTCTCAAGCTGCCGGATATCGGCACTTAAATCGCCGTTCGTCTGCGGGTCACTGCCCGGCATCGGGCAAAGGCTCACTTTCGGGCAGGCGTTGGCGACAATCACTGGCGTCGGTGCAGGCCGGGCGCTGGTGCAACCGGCGCACAGCATCAGGCAGGTCAGCGCCGTACCAGCGGCGAAAATCTTCGTTTTCATTAAGTAACCTCGTGATGGTTTTCTCGCGCTGTGCTTCACGCTTCGCCGCGTTCTCCAGTTCCTGACGCAGTGCCACCTGCGCCAGCTCGTTTTTGTCTGCTCTGGTGAGGGCAACATGAAGCTGATTTTTCAGCATGGTGATGGTCGTCTGCTGCCCGCTGGCGACGTTGTTCGCCCTGTCCAGCGAGGTGCGCAGGCTGGCGTTTTCATGCTTCGCCAGAAACAGACCGGCCACCGCCAGTGATAACAACACAACCAGCACAATCATCAGCTTTGACATGGTTCCCGCCCCTCAAAACGCTGACGACAGGCCGTGCGTATCAACCGGAAGAACACCGACGCCACGAGGTAAATCAGCGCGGTAAAAATCCACCCGGCAGCGACCAGCGCGATAAACGTCGCCACCATCACCACCAGAGCCGCCGCCCGTCTGCGCCACGGCACCGGCTGCAAAAACAGCGACGCGACAATCTTCACGGCCAGCGATTCCGGCGGCAGCTCCCGCCCGTAGCGTTCCAGCACATACTCAGTGGCATACACGCCGACACCACCGGCAACCACACAGATAACCGTCGCCAGAATCGCCCAGGCGGCGACAAAACTGACGGCCACGCTCTGCGGGTAAATCAGGGACAGTGCCAGCATCAGCGCCAGCGACACGTTCAGCATCAGTGAAAGGGATAATTTCTTCATGGTGTTTACTCCGTTTAAGCCGGTACGCCGCCAGCGGTACGCCAGACGGTGACCAGTTTTTCCAGTGAATGCTCACGCTGACCGTAACCGGCACCCGGCAGGGACGCCCAGATATTGCGACAGCGTGAAATGGCGCGCTCAATGCGTCCCGCCCGGATGTCATCCAGTGCACCGCGTTCGCGGATCAACTGAATGGCAAGTCTGTCCTGTGACAACGGACTGAAATCCGGCAGTGCAAGCTGTTTGCGGTAATGCGGCCAGAACAGGTAAAGCTGCTGATAGCGACCGGAGGCCGTGGATTTTTCACCGCGACGGTTAAACACCTTCGCCGGTCGGCCATGTGCGAACGGGTGGTCACTGTAGTCGGTGAAAATTTCCGGCTTCCCGTCCAGTCCGGTGACTATCACGTCATAGCCCCGGTTTTTCGTCAGCGGATGGTTTGCCGTCCCTTCGGACACGGCCAGCATGTCGAGAAAGGCGGCGATATTCTGATGCGTGTTAATAACCGGCATTACGGTTTCCCCCTGCCCTTAAAGCGGCGCTGAATGGCAATCTCAATCACCTGATAACCGGCGATACCCAGCATGGAGCCGATACCGCACACCGCAGGCAGTGACAGGTCAGGAAACTGCACCAGAACAACACCGGCAACCATCGAGACAAAACCACCGAGCAACATGCGCCCGATAAACAGACGCGGGGTGATGGGTTCACCACCGGCAAGCACCTTGCCGACAACAATCAGCACCCCAATCATGAAAAGCGACAGGACGCTTTTTTCTTCTGCTGTCATGCGTTACTCCCACAGATTGACAGTTTCAGCCACGGGCGCGGTCTGAACGTCGGGCAGTTCGACGGCGGTGCCGTGTGGCAGCACCGCACCCAGTTCAGCCAGTCCCGGATTTGCGGCGAGCACGGTCTCAACCACGCCCTCAGTGCGCCCGTAATACCGGACACAAATGGCGTCGAGCGTGTCGCCCTGTAGCGCAAAGGTCTTCATCAGATTTGACTCACGATGCAGCGCGGCTTGTCCTGGATGCGCGCCACTGCCCAGCGCATATCCCGCCACAGCTCATCAATGGTGCTGTCAATGCTGTCGGCCTTCTTGTCGCCTTTCGCACTGGCATCCACACCGCGATAACGTTCATAAAGTGACGCGGTCGCCATCGCACACACGGCGCGCTCGTAGTAAAAAACTTTGATGCTTTCACCGTCGATGTCGTCCGCCGGGACGTCCGCCAGACGCGTAAAACCGGCAGCAATTTTCTGTTCGCGGTACTCGTACAGCTCCGCATTCGTTTCAGCCATGCCTGACTTGATGGCCTCACGCAGACGGGCGGGGGCGACGGTCTGCTCAAGGCGCATACGTTCCCGGACGCGCTTCGGGTCGATATCGGGAAAAAAGAACGTGTTTTTAATCACCGGCTCGTCGCCTGCCGGTTGCGGGATGACCACCGTACCCTCACCGGATACAGGAGCCTCCTTTCGCGGAATAATCAGCGTCATCATGACTACCTCTGAAAAGTCGGGCGGTGGACGCCGGTGCAGTGTCAGGTGATTCACCCTCACTGACCGGCGTGCCGCCCTGGCGCGGGGCGCATTCGGTTGTTAACTGGCTTTCTTTTTCGGGCGTCCACGTTTTGCCGGTGTCGCACTCCGGGTCTTACGCGGGGCACGGGTGGCCGCTTTTGGTTGCGGTTGCGGCTCCGGCTTCGGTTTCAGCTCCCGCTCCAGTCGTTCAATCTCTTTTTTGACGCCTGCCTGACAGTCGAGCTGTGTCGCACGTTGCAGGTGAGCCAGCGCACCGGCGGCATCACCAGCGTCACGCAGAAACAGACCGGTGATTTTGTGCAACTTTGCGCGCACTTCATCAGGCATGTCAGCCGTGGCGGTCAGTTCAAGGGTGTCCGTCAGCAGGCGGGTATCCACAGACTCACCGGCAGCGTGAGCGCGCATGGCCGCGAGCGCCACCTCCTCGGTGAACATGTACGGCGGGGTGCGGCGGTGTTTACCCGGCATGGTCAGACCGTACTTCAGGGCATAACGGGCAATCTCCAGCGCACCGGCAATATCGCCGGTATCCAGACGCCACAGCATGACCGTCATCAGAATGTCATCCTGTGCACCTTTGCCCTGCTCCAGCACGCCGTTCACCCACGGCAACCAGAACGGCAGCAGTTCGCGCTTTTTCGCGGCCTTCAGCTCTTTTGAATAAATCGCTTTCAGTGTGCGCTGGTCTGCGGCGAGCTTAACCAGCATCTGCTCATAGACAGTTGCATGTCGCAGCGGGGCGGCTTCCCGCTGCGCGGTCATCGCTGCCGAGACCCGCATCATGTGGCGCTGTGCGGGACTCGTCATCGGTTACGCTCCCGGCTCTGCGGTCGCTTTAGCCAGTGTGGAGAAATCACCGACCTTAATTTTTTCCACCAGACAACCGGCGGCGTAGTCTTCCACCACGTAATCAATGTTCATTGACTCGTAGTTCTCCACGCGGTCGAGTTTCGGGTTTTCCTCAATCACGCGGCGATGGCTGTCATCCATGTAGTAGATGGACAGGTTTTCCAGCTTCGTGATGAGCATCGCATCCGCCGGGAAGTACGGGACGCGTACCGCTGGCAGGTTACCGATGCGTTTCTGGCTGATGATGACGTCAGCGGCCAGCATTTCGCTGTTGTCCTGCTCCTTGTTAACGATGGGGAAATACTTGTCCGCCAGTAACTGACGCCCCACAATCACCACAAGGTCAGGGTCTTCCTGATACCACGGCTCAATCAGGTTGTTGGTCGCATCCATCACCAGTGCATCAAGGCTGGCATAATCACCGCCCTTACCCACGCGGATAACCTCAGAGGTGGTGCGGCCTTCCTCGTCAGTGACCTTACTCATCACGCGCGCCGGGGCTTCATTGCGGTATTTCTGCAGCCAGCCGACCGCCACATCCTGCAGCATCTGGTTACTGCTGCGGTCAGAGGTTTCGGCACGCCTCACGCCGTTAAAACCGGCCATGATTAAATCAAGGGACTGGCGTTTGATAATGGCGTTACGGACACGGAGCTGGAAATCCTGATAACGCGCCCACAGGTCCAGCGTTTTGTAGCGGATATAAAAATCGAAGTTAATCTGGTCGCATTCGTACTTGTTTGACGCCAGCTTCGAGAAGTCCTTCGGCTGACGCTCGGTGCCACCGGCGGTGTCGGTGGTGCTGGCGATGGAGCCGGTGACACCGATGCCAATTTTTTCCCCTTTCATTTCGCTGACCGGCACAATGTTGATGCGGGTCAGAAAGTCAGAGGACTCCTGCATGGTGTTCATCAGGGTCTGGGTGACCGACGGTTCAACGGTGAATTTTTTCGACACATCACCGGCGTCGATGCCGTTCAGTTCGGCAACACGGGACAGGTAAGCATTAAATTTAAAGCGGGTTTCCTGGCGCATAGTTTTTCCTGAAATTAAGGGTTAATCGTGAAGGTTTTCCCGGACTGACTGACGCCGGTCAGCAGTTCGTCATCAGGGCGTCACCGCCACCACCGGTGGCCTTGCTGCGGCGCTGCTGGGTCAGACTTTCGGTGTGGTCGAGACTGTTTTTCAGGCGGGTGAATGCCTGGCTGGTTTCATCCGCCCTGTCAGTCACCTCCTGCTTAAGTGCGGAAAAGGCGGTTTCCATCTCAGAGAGGCGCTGCTCAGTGGCGCTCAGTTTTTCCTGCACATGTTCAGCAACAGCGGTCACCGCTTCATGCACGTCATTCAGACGGGCGTCATCGCTGGCCTGTTTGCGGCCAAAAATGGATTTCACCTTTTCGGTCAGGGCGGTGAACACGGTTTCAGGCAGGTCTTCAAATTCCAGCTCAACAGGCGTTGCCACTGAAATCAGGTTTTCAGGGCTTAATTTGAAGCGGTTCAGGGGGTTGTGTTTTGCCGTGCGGCAGAATTCCAGGTATTCCGTACCGAGGCTTGCCGGGTCATCGGTGACGGCCAGCCCCACCAGATAACATTTGCCGGTGTTGGCAAAGTTCGGCTGAATTTCCATTGAGGTGTAGACCTTCTGCGCGGCCTTGTTCATCGCGATAAGGTCATCGGTCGGGGTGATTTTCGCAAACAGCGCCCATTTGCCTTTCAGCGCCGAATCATCGTCAATCTTTTCGGCCTTCAGTTCGACCACATCGCCATAACGTTTAAAAATACCGTCAGGCAGGATGCCGCGCAGATGTTCCAGGTTAATGCGGCAACCATAGACACGCGGGTCAAAGGTTTCCGCCATTTCCTGAATATCCTGCGCACTGATGACACGCCCGTCACAGGTGTCACCCTCAACGCCGACACGAAAGAATTTTGAGACTTTTTTTGCCATTGTCAGGAGTCCTGAATAGTGATTAGAGGAGTCACATGTCGGCATCAGTTTCCCGACGATGCGCATCCTCCGCCATCAGTCCCGGATGGCTTATCACTGACACAACAGCACCTTAGCGAATCGCGGGGCGCGACTCAGTAGCCTTGCCGTGTATTCATCACGGCGAGGTATTCATGACCATCACCACAGACACCACTCTTTTACACGACCCGCGTCGTCAGGCGGCGCTGCTGTACTGGCAGGGGTTTTCCGTGCCGCAGATTGCCGCCATGTTGCAGATGAAACGTCCGACGGTGCAGAGCTGGAAACAGCGCGACGGCTGGGACAGCGTTGCCCCCATCAGCCGTGTCGAAATGAGTCTGGAAGCGCGACTGACCCAGCTCATCATCAAACCGCAGAAAACCGGCGGTGACTTCAAGGAAATTGACCTGCTGGGACGCCAGATTGAACGACTGGCACGGGTAAACCGTTACAGTCAGACCGGCAACGAGGCAGACCTTAATCCGAACGTCGCTAACCGCAACAAAGGCGGGCGTCGCAAACCAAAAAAGAATTTTTTCAGTGACGAGGCCATCGAAAAGCTGGAGCAGATTTTCTTTGAGCAGTCTTTCGACTATCAGTTGCACTGGTATCGCGCCGGGCTTGAGCACCGCATCCGCGATATCCTGAAATCCCGCCAGATTGGCGCGACGTTTTATTTTTCCCGCGAGGCGCTGCTGCGCGCCCTGAAAACCGGTCATAACCAGATTTTTCTGTCGGCCAGTAAAACGCAGGCGTATGTGTTCCGCGAATACATCATCGCCTTTGCCCGTCTGGTTGACGTTGACCTGACCGGTGACCCGATTGTCCTGGGCAATAACGGCGCAAAACTGATTTTTCTCGGCACCAACTCCAACACCGCGCAGAGCCATAACGGCGACCTGTACGTCGACGAGATTTTCTGGATCCCGAATTTTCAGGTACTGCGTAAGGTGGCATCAGGTATGGCCTCACAGAGTCACCTGCGTTCGACCTATTTCTCCACCCCGTCCACGCTGGCGCACGACGCCTACCCGTTCTGGTCGGGTGAACTGTATAACCGGGGACGCGCCAGCGCCGCCGAACGCGTGGAAATCGACGTCAGTCATAACGCCCTTGCCGGTGGGCTTCTCTGTGCGGACGGCCAGTGGCGACAGATTGTCACCATTGAGGACGCCCTGAAAGGTGGCTGCACGCTGTTCGACATTGAGCAGCTCAAACGCGAAAACAGCGCCGACGATTTTAAAAACCTGTTCATGTGTGAATTTGTTGACGACAAGGCGTCGGTGTTCCCGTTCGAGGAGCTGCAACGCTGCATGGTCGACACGCTGGAAGAATGGGAAGACTATGCACCCTTTGCCGCCAATCCGTTCGGCTCCCGCCCGGTATGGATTGGTTACGACCCGTCACACCGTGGCGACAGTGCCGGATGCGTGGTGCTGGCACCGCCGGTGGTGGCCGGTGGCAAATTCAGAATACTTGAGCGTCACCAGTGGAAAGGCATGGACTTTGCCACTCAGGCGGAATCCATCCGCAAACTCACCGAAAAATACAACGTCGAATACATCGGAATTGATGCCACCGGCCTCGGTGTCGGCGTGTTCCAGCTCGTGCGCTCGTTCTATCCCGCCGCGCGCGACATCCGCTACACGCCGGAAATGAAAACCGCAATGGTGCTCAAGGCAAAAGACGTCATCCGCCGTGGCTGTCTGGAATATGACGTCAGCGCCACCGACATCACCAGCTCGTTTATGGCTATCCGCAAGACCATAACCAGCAGCGGACGCAGCGCCACCTATGAGGCCAGCCGCAGCGAGGAAGCCAGCCACGCCGACCTCGCCTGGGCGACCATGCACGCCCTGTTAAATGAGCCACTCACCGCCGGTATCAGCACCCCGCTGACATCCACCATTCTGGAGTTTTACTGATGAGCAAGAAAAAAGGGAAAACACCGCAACCTGCGGCAAAAAAAATGACCGCCAGCGCCCCGAAAATGGAGGCATTCACCTTTGGTGAGCCGGTGCCGGTACTCGACCGCCGTGACATTCTGGATTACGTCGAGTGCATCAGTAACGGCAGATGGTATGAGCCGCCGGTCAGCTTTACCGGTCTGGCGAAAAGCCTGCGTGCTGCCGTGCATCACAGCTCGCCGATTTACGTCAAACGCAATATTCTGGCCTCGACATTTATCCCGCATCCGTGGCTTTCCCAGCAGGATTTCAGCCGCTTTGTGCTGGATTTTCTGGTGTTCGGTAATGCGTTTCTGGAAAAGCGTTACAGCACCACCGGTAAGGTCATCAGACTGGAAACCTCACCGGCAAAATATACCCGCCGTGGCGTGGAAGAGGATGTTTACTGGTGGGTGCCGTCCTTCAACGAGCCGACAGCCTTCGCGCCCGGTTCCGTGTTTCACCTGCTGGAGCCGGATATTAATCAGGAGCTGTACGGCCTGCCGGAATATCTCAGCGCCCTTAATTCTGCCTGGCTGAATGAGTCGGCCACGCTGTTCCGCCGCAAGTATTACGAAAACGGCGCACATGCCGGATACATCATGTACGTCACTGATGCCGTGCAGGATCGCAACGATATCGAAATGCTTCGCGAAAACATGGTTAAGTCGAAAGGCCGCAACAACTTTAAAAACCTGTTTCTCTATGCCCCGCAGGGGAAAGCTGACGGAATTAAAATTATCCCGCTCAGTGAAGTCGCAACGAAGGACGATTTTTTTAATATCAAAAAAGCCAGCGCCGCTGACCTGCTGGACGCGCACCGCATCCCCTTTCAGTTGATGGGCGGCAAGCCGGAGAACGTCGGGTCGCTGGGTGATATTGAGAAAGTGGCAAAGGTCTTTGTCCGCAATGAGCTTATCCCGCTACAGGACAGGATCCGCGAGATAAACGGCTGGCTCGGTCAGGAGGTCATCCGCTTTAAAAACTACTCACTGGACACTGACAACGGCTGAACATCGCCGCCTGCGGGCGGCTTTTTTACAACCCGCCATCACGCCCTCACACGCTCACCACCGCACAAAACATCCCACAGACACACCAACGCCCCGGCGAACAATCTAAACGCCATCACGACGCGCTCAGACGCTGAAAAAATAAAATCAGCACCACCGCCAGCGCGCAGTGCTTTCCCCGCCTCGCCCGCCCGCTTCATGGGTCGGTTTTAATGCAGGTGCATGACATGATTTCTCCGCGCCGACACTGGCACGGAGCACTCTTAACAGATAAACAATAATCATGCATTCTAATGCAGCAACATAAAAGTTTATAATTTCCTCAACAATTTCCCATTGTTCTTATCAAAGGATATCATTGTATAGTCATACCCTTCTAATGCCTCTTTTAAGACATTTTCATCTTCTGATGTAGCAAAAATGATCTGCCCTTGTCCTTTTGTTGTTTCTGCAGCATCTTTAAGTAACTCGGCAAAACTTACTTTATTTGCTTCTTGTTGACGAGGCTCATCAAACACAATCAATCCAGGGTGATTTGTTTGAAATTTAGAACCAACAACAAATAAACTTATTAAATAACCCCAAATGATTCTTATTCCATCACTAGCTGATGTGTCAAAACCTATATCATATCCTTCCCTAGTAGGTAAGTAATTATCTTCTGATATTGACACAAGTTTAGAATCAAAACTTGTAAAATTATATTTTTCTAATCGTGCAACGACTTCTTTATTAAGAAATTTTAACTTATCGGCATCATTACGCGACAAGAAATTATCTGGCAATCCTTTTCTTTTCGCGATAAGCTTTTTATATCTACGGTGTAATGAATCCAACTCCAGTCTAATGTCCAATATACTTTTAATGCCATCGTTAATGGCATTAATTTTATTCTCAATGTTTATTTTACGTCTCAGAAACTCCTCCTGAACAACCATTGAGGGATATTTTGACTCCCTTAATGCATTAATATCAACTCTAATCTTGGCTATTTCCCCCTCTAAATCACTCCTCTCAACATCTTTAAGCTTTAATTGCTTTTCACTATCCGACAGAACAAACTCAAATGCTTTTACTTGCTCTTTAATAAAGTTCAAACTATCTTCATATGTCATCAGATTTTCTTGCGATGAAAAACTTAGCAAATTATCATTATAACTTGCACCACAAGTCGGACAAATATTTGACATTAAATCTGTTGACTTATACGCATCCGAAGATGATATTTTCTTTAAATCTTCATACTTCCTTTTATCTTCCAACAGATTATACAATCTGTTTTTGGTCGCCTGAATTTGATATTGAATATAACTTCTATGCTCACAAATCTCTTTAATCTTTAATTCCAGAGAGTTAATTTCATCATTTTTTTGACCTAATAACTTAACCACTGATAATTGTAAAGTTTGTTCTTCTTGCTCACCAAGAGTGTCAAACTTAATTTCTTGCAACTCTTTTTCCAGTTCATTACGAACATCAACAATAGATCTAACGACACTACCATTTTTAATAATCAAATCTATCTTATAATGATCAAATTTTGCCACTGGTTGTTCAGGAATCCCTGTGACAACTGACGACAATTTAGAAGCAATAACTTCTGCATTGTGTTTAATTAACTTCCAATCATGATAAATAATATCAAGTTCATTTCTTAACGAACTACGCAATAAAATATTATCATTAACATCAAGAGACATTAAAAATTCTAGAGCTCTTTTCTTTGGCTCTTTAATTCCAAATTGTGTTGGTACAGTCGCCATAATTGACGACCATCCTTTTTTTTGCTCAACATACCATGCAGGGAAAAGTACGGATGGATAAAGAATAGTGTCCTTCCCATTATGGTTTGGAACATTTGGCAAACTCCAACCTATAAAATCAGCTAACCACTTATAGAAACCACGTTCCCTTTCAGTATCGCCCTCTCTATGTAAAAAATAAGTACCACACTTACTTTTTACATTATTCTTCTCATCTATATAAATAACATTATTATTATCGTGACCGATAATATTCCTTTTCAAAGATGCTTCTATTCCCTTATGATTCTTTATTTTTAGCAAAACATAAGATGATATTACACTAACTTCAACATTATCTTTTGTCGTTAGTGCTCTAGTCAAAGATGGAGGGAATGGGATTTTTCCAGAACCGACACCTAATGCCTTTTCCATCCCAAGTGCATATGCAATCCCATTCATGCAAGTTGATTTACCATGAGAATTCTCAACTCTTAATAAAAACAAGCCATTTGAAAAAGGTATACTAACACCATAACGCCCATCCGAAGTATTTGCTACTAACTCCAATGAAATAATTTCCAACGACATATTAACCCACCTGAAATATTTTATTAATGTTAGTTTCGGACAGTCCAGCCTTATGTTTATTTAGCACCAACCTTTCTTCTTTGAACACATCAAGAGAAAGCAATTTCTCAGCGACCTTAAGCCCCTTTTCATTTATTTTGAACGCTCGTTCATTTCTCAAAATAAAATCCTCTGCTAATAATAGCTGTATTGCTCTATCTAAAGTTGGATCCAATCTTACTTCAGGCTTTAAACCTTCTTTGTTTAAAAGCCAGAATTCAAACATTGCTTCATTATTCTCTGACTTTAACATCCAATTAATTAAATGAAGTTTTTTTAAAGAACAGCAACCAGCTCTCCCTGTGACAAGGAATATTATCAGCAACAAACTGCAACGCCACAATGGTCTCATATCACATGGCAAATGTTCAGGTCGTTTATTAAACGTAAACGGCCTTCCTATTATTTCATCTATCGTTATATGCATTTGCTTTTCCATTCTAAAAATCTAAAGGGCATCTTATAAGCCAATCAGAAATAACTCCCCATGTTATCTTATCCAAGTCAGCCTGTTTAAGCGTACTAACTTCCTCTTCAATACATTTCTTTAACAAAGCGATTTCATCTTTCATTATATCTGATGGTTTCGCATCTGATGAAGTAAGAAGAAAGAGACCTACCAAATTACGTTCTCTATGTTGAACACAGTTATAGATAATTTCATAGATATCAACCCAGTCTCTCTTTAAAGCATCCAGCAAGTTTTGATAATCAAGATATTTTTGTATTAAAAACTCTCTATATAAACCCTGCCTAGATACATCATCATTTATCTTAGGTAATTTTAAATTTAGCTTATCTAAAAAAGATGTATTTTCACTAATAAAGTTAGCAGCATTCTCAGCCGTCGCATCATTTATATTAAAGCTTAATTGATAGTTATTTTTGCGAAGAAAGAACGCTTCTTCTATATAATTTCGATCTGTTTGCACTACTATTTGAAAATCATCAGCAACGTAAGAAATCCCTAACTCTCTTACTTTTAATGATTTTTTTGTGCAATATTGACTTAATTTCGCCGATTTATTATATGGTGTAGCTAATATCCAGCGGCTAATTTTTAATGTGCCAAAAAGCTCCTCTAATTCTTTAATGTTATCCTGAGAAAACTTTTTTATATCAGTATAAATCTTTTTTTGTTGCGCTTTATAAAGCTTATCAATATCACTCGACTGCTCAGGCAAGTAACACTGAAAAACATGACCACTCAGAGTGTAACACTCCAGCCCAAAGTCGCCTCCATGCTCATCTGGCAAGTCACAACAGTTAGCAGGCTTATAATGTAGCCAAACAATATTTTTGAAATATGATTCCCACGCTTTTGGGTCACTATAAGGATCGTTATACATCGCCAAGCCCATAAATCAATTTTTTGTAGTATAACTTCTTACACATCAAAGAGTAAATCCACCTAGTTTGCAAATTATCAACCTACAAGAGTGTTTCGGTGTGCAGATTTTTCATATTTAGATTACCACCTCGAAAATGCTTCCCACGCCTTCTGAACATGGTAATGAAATTCTTTTGCGCCATAGTTCACAATTGCACCACGCGCCAGCGCCTCAAGCTCCCATCGCTGCGGCCTGATACCGTTCTGAGCAAGGTCTACACGGATACGGGTAATTTGCAATCGTTCCGACCGGGTCAGCCTGGCTGATGGCGCTATTTCATGCGGTTTTAACGGGCTTCCGTTTCTTTGCTGACGATTTGGTGTTCTCAGTCCGTGTTTTAATGCACCTCTGAGCGCCCTCACGACCTCCGGGTCATTCCATTCGATAACACCGTCATCAACCAGATTAAGCACTGCTGCGGCGTGCTCAGAAGGTGTGGGAGCCGGTAACGAAGTATCACCACCAGTGACCTTTCCACAGTTATTGACAGGACTCCGAGGCGCGGCGATGCCGCTTTTTAAAGTCAAAGGCTCAACGACCGGAACTTTCGGCACAATGCGCCAATCCGTGGTTCTGGTGATATGAATATGACGCGCGCCGAGATGCGGTGCGTAAATGCCGACCACTCTCTCGACTTCTTCCTCGTACTCGTTAACGTCATCCGACGGGCTACGGGCGACTCTGACAGTCTGACAATCGCGCGGAACATTTGCCCCACCCTGCGCGCTGATATACAACGCAAAATCACCACTGTCTGCGGCGGCGCGTGCAGCCTCGACGCGCTCGTCAAACTCATCAGCAATGCTGACGCCGCGAGGCAATTTGCGTAATTCACGGTAAGCCCCCATTGTCGGCAGACCAACCGTTTTAAATTGCGGAATGCGCCACGTTGACGCCCATGCGGTAACAGCCGCTGCAGTGTCTTTCAGCGGCCTGCCGGTGTCGTTATCGAGCTGACCATCCAGTGCATAGCCGTCGATGTTTTTTGAAATGTATTTCGCGATATATCCCGCAGCACCGCCCCGGTTAAGGTGTTTTGCCTGAAAACGGTTTCGCGCGGCTCCTCTTTCGTCACCATCCTCTTTGAGCGCATAGCGACGCATGATTTCGATAATCTGGTTACGCTGGCGTGGATTACAAAAAAGCATCATATGCCAGTGCGGCGTTCCGTCGTGGTGTGGCTCGACGACTCGCAAACCGTAGACCTGTAAATCATTATCCTTGAATGCCGTGCGCATCAGGCTCCAGATACGGCAGAGATAACGCTGCGCATCCTTTGGATTAAATGCCTCATCGTTCCAGCCGTGATTAAGCTGCACGGTTTTACTTTCGCCTTTTCCGACCTGACGTGTCGGGTGATACTTTGACGGCGCGGTCAGCGTGATAAACATCCCCACATCACCCTCTGCAGCGGCGTAACGCTCAATACCGGCAATGGTGTTCATCAGCTCCATCCGGCGAATTTCAGGATTAGAAATACTGCCCATCACCTTACTGATAAGGTCGATGCGCTCGCCGGTTTCCCTGTTTTCAAGGTCACACGATTTAAGAAATTCCAGATTTGCCTGGCGGCGCGCACGCACATCACGAATGGCATGTTTACTGGCATAAGGAGAACGGTCTTTATTGACCTCCCCGACAGCAATCAGTAACGCCTCATGCCAGCGCATACGCTGGCCTTTAAGCTGATGAGTCCACCACTCATCGTTAAACAGGCGGGCAATGGCAGAATATGCCTGCCTCGTGGTCATCTGCCCTTTACGGTATTTTTTCCAGTAAAGCGGGGAAATATTGAAAGCACGTGCAGCGCCAGCAACATGACCATAGAGGTGAGCCTGCGCCTCATCCGTAAACAGCGATTCTTTTTCGCCATGTGCATCAACCCAGGCATCGCAGAGTTCCTCATACATCATGAAAAGCTGCGATGAGATACGGGCAGCAAACTTTTTCAGCTCCTTGTCATTCATCCCCGGCAGACGCGCATACTGGTCGCGCTCTGCCAGAAACAGCAACGACGCGTCGGTGTTCATTTCATGGCGCTGATTCACGCGCTCAATGCGCGGCCATAAACGACGCTGAAAAGTGGATGTGAGGAAATAAAACCCGTGCACCGGGCTTTTATTGCGCCGGATGTAGTCATAGCGTGAAGTAAACAGCGAGCGCAAAAAGTAAGGCAGGCGGTTAATCGTGGATAAAACACCTTGCACCTGACGCATCTCGTCACGTGTAAGGGGTCTTTCGCGCCCGACAGCCTCGCGTGGCGCGTTCCATGCATAAGCACCGGTAAACGCCTTACCGGTGCCTGCGGCAAATGCTGACGGAGGGACAAAACGCCCGGAGGCTTTAACGGCCATATGAGCCAAAAGCCTCTGAACAACGCCTGCTGAGTTGCTCAACCTGCGCGTTTAAATCAGCAAAAGACTTTGCGCTTCCGGTCAGAATATTGTGATGCATCAGGCCGGAAACGAGCTGGCTTAATTTCGGATAATAACCAACCACCGCCAGCCATTCCTGACCGGCGTTTTTACCGCTTTCCGCTCTCTTTTTCTCGTGGAGAATAAACTGAAAGCTGTCACTGGTAACGACATAACGTTCGCCAATTTCAATACGAATACTCATGCCGTTCTCCGGTAATGTTTGTTTTTTGCTTCAAAGACTGACTGGCAGGAAACACAACGCGTGGCTGACGGATAAGCCGCACGACGGGCAGCAGGTATTGGCGCGTCACACTCTTCGCAAACCAGCGCAGAAGCACCGCAATGTTTTACCCTTGCCGCGTTAATCTGACGCTCCAGTAATTCAGCCTGTTGTTCCTGAATAAAATCTACGTTGTCCGGCATTACCAGCTCCTTTTGTCGTTAAGTTTTTTAAATTCATCAGCGCAATAGCTGGCAATTTCTGTCGTTAATTTCGTCAGTTCATCCACGGAGGAGATTTGCTTGTGAAATACAGCGCGTTTAACAAGTAAATTGACCACATCAGACAGGAGGTTTAATTCATTCTGATAAATCGCGATAACAGATTCAGTGATGTCGCGTTTTTCTTTATCAAGACAAAGTTGAATAAGAGACAAATCGCCATTTTCCATAACGGCGATTTTTAAGGCGTTATTCAGTAATACAACTGAACGAGAACAGGACATCAAAGCACCTCCCCGCGAGACAATCCGATATTGTGAAATTTTTCCGACTCCTGACTGAGCAGCTCGACTATCTCCACGCGGGATAACTCCGCCTTTGTGATGTGGCGAATCATGGCGTCAAGATGAGAAGAAAAGCGCGTCGCAGCGTCGGCCTGTGCTTCGGTTCTGGCCTGTTGCAGCAGTAATGCGTATATACCGCACTGATTTTCAGAAACTGTATGCATGACTTTCTCCAGGCAAAAAGAAGCCCCGCACAATTAAGTGCGTTAAAAACTCTGGTTAATTACTTAATGCAGATATTGCTCTGGTTTTACCGACGTCAGAATTGTCGGTGCATACTCAAACAGACTGAATAATTCACGTAATGCACGGAATAAAGCATCACGCCAGTAACATGATTCTTCATTAATTCGCCAGTATGGCTGGTTAAATTCTTTTTCTGTCAGTCGTGCGTGCATAAATAAAGTGCGACGCTGACTGACTGTTAAAAAACTAATATATGCATACTCACTTGCGCCAACCTGACGGCGTTTTGAGAATGCCCCACGCAATTCATCAATTGCACATACCAGTCGTTCACGTTCGACGTCGTTCATTTCTTCAAAACGCATCGTTGCGTGACGCTGTTTTAACTGCGCATGAAAGCAAACCGTTAGCCGTTCACGTTCCATCATCTGATTATAATAATCGCATGTCTCCTGTCAGCGAGGGACGGCCAGATGCTTACCAATTATCCGGCGCATAGTTGCTGGCTGTTTTTCAACGAGATTGAGCGTCATCACTGTCATTTCCATACCCTCCGGCTTTTCAGAAAGGTCAGAGCCTTTTTTAACGGACTCTGTTTTTTGGTGCGGATAATGATTCCCTTACGCCCCTTACCGTGGGTGATGGTGAAGTCAATCGCCCTGGGGCTTTCGTTACGCAGTAACTGAGCAATACAACGAGGCTCATTCATACGGTTCTCCTTAACGTGGTTCACCGAGACCTAACCACATCAACCAGCCGTCACGAATCTCTTTAGGGCGGCTTTCATAAGCCAGTTTTAGTCCGTTATTCCATGCCGGAAGGTATACCCAATATTCACCTGCACGACCTGAAGCTGATTGTGGATCGGTCATATCAATTACAGGCAGCTTTCCTTTATCGATCATCCGACGAACCGCTCCTGTCGATTTTCCTATTAGTTTTGCGAACTCCTGATAAGGAATCGCATCAGTCATGAGTGTTACTTGCTTGCTCATGTCGTCCTCTAGCCCTCATGAATTGCGTTTAATGTCTTATAATGCCTTTTAGTGCCCACATCCAAGCACTAAACAATCTACATCTAAACTAAATACTATTGAGATCTAAACACCATGTCAAACACGATAAGCGAGAAGATAGTCTTAATGCGAAAATCAGAGTATTTGAGCAGACAACAACTTGCTGATTTAACAGGGGTTCCGTATGGCACGCTGAGTTACTATGAAAGTGGTCGTTCAACACCTCCAACAGATGTCATGATGAACATCCTGCAGACCCCACAATTCACCAAATACACTTTATGGTTCATGACCAATCAGATCGCTCCTGAGTCCGGGCAAATTGCGCCCGCTCTCGCACACTTTGGGCAAAACGAAACAACGTCGCCCCACTCCGGTCAAAAGACTGGTTAACAATTCATCGTGAATATATTCATCACAAGTGCCTACTATTGGTGGCTAAATTTCAGCCACCACGAAAAAAGCGATTAGTAGTCGCAAAAAAACACACCACTCGGAGGGTTTTCTGATGGCAATCAAAAAACTCGATGATGGTCGATATGAAGTGGACATCCGCCCTACTGGACGTAATGGAAAACGCATCCGTAGGAAGTTTGATAAGAAAAGCGAAGCTGTCGCTTTCGAGAAATACACGTTGTACAACCACCACAATAAAGAATGGCTATCAAAACCAACAGACAAGCGACGTCTGTCGGAGCTGACACAGATCTGGTGGGATTTAAAGGGTAAACACGAAGAGCATGGGAAATCTAATCTTGGAAAAATTGAAATCTTCACAAAAATAACGAATGACCCATGCGCATTTCAAATTACGAAATCGCTTATCAGCCAGTACTGCGCCACCCGAAGAAGTCAGGGTATTAAACCTTCGAGTATCAATCGTGATTTAACATGTATTAGCGGCATGTTTACAGCCCTGATTGAAGCGGAGTTATTCTTTGGTGAGCACCCTATCAGAGGGACAAAAAGGCTTAAGGAGGAAAAACCAGACACAGGCTATCTCACGCAGGAAGAAATTGCCTTACTGCTTGCTGCTCTTGACGGCGACAACAAAAAGATTGCGATTCTTTGCCTGAGTACTGGAGCACGTTGGGGAGAAGCAGCTCGTTTGAAAGCAGAAAATATCATCCATAACCGCGTCACGTTTGTTAAAACGAAAACAAACAAACCACGCACCGTCCCGATCTCAGAGGCTGTTGCCAAAATGATCGCGGATAACAAACGAGGTTTTTTATTCCCTGATGCTGATTACCCTCGCTTCAGACGAACAATGAAAGCAATAAAACCGGATTTGCCAATGGGGCAAGCTACACATGCACTAAGGCACAGCTTTGCCACTCATTTCATGATTAATGGAGGAAGTATTATCACGCTACAACGGATACTAGGTCACACGCGGATTGAGCAAACTATGGTTTACGCTCATTTTGCGCCAGAGTACCTTCAGGACGCCATTTCTCTTAATCCGCTAAGAGGTGGTACTGAGGTCGAGAGTGTCCACACAGTGTCCACAGTAGAGTAACGTTTAAGGGCTTTCAGTGGTAATTTATGCCGCTCAAACCCGCATTGTACCGTTGAAAGCCCCTACTGTTGACACCCTAAATCTCCCTTACACGGGCTTATTTTTTATGCATAAGCCCTATCCCTGGTCACCGTCTTCCATTGACCACATCGATAGAATCCTCCTTCATAGCACGATGCTTTTCACTTATCGACATCGTGCTCCCACAGGTTCCGGCTACGCACAGCCAGAACGCGCATGTTTGACGCTTACCAAAAAATGAACCTAAAGCATTGGAATATTTTTGACATCATTTTCTGATGGCTGCATAAAATAAAAATTCTGCTTTAGTTTCATCTATCTGTTTGTCATTATTACTCACATTCAATAATGGTGTTGAAGAATATCCCATCACAGATAAAATAAATAAATATGTGCATGGTAGTCTTGAATCTATTCTCACTCTCCACATTTGAATGTCAGACGAGCGACGCCATGTAATCCTGCACCTTCTGTCTTCAGGTCAACTATCTGCATTTTTTTGCCCTGAGTAACACAGAAATGAGCTGCATCATTTTTTACTATATTTTCTGCACCAGATATTCTACCCCTGGCTAAAGAAGCTTCGGCTTCGGTGTAGTATTGGTTATCGAGTTTACGCTGAATATTACTTTTATATGCAAGGCCAAATTTACCGATACTTGTCTCATCATTATGCACAGCACAACCAGACATAAGAAAAACACTAATTAATGATATAGCAGCTATCTTTTTCAC